ACGACAGCACCAGCGGCGACGCTGTGGCGAAACTGATGGCTGGCGAGCATGCAGCGCTGCTGTTCACGTCGCCGCCCTACGGCCAGCAGCGCAATTACACCACCGGCGGCATCGGCGACTGGGAAACACTGATGCGTGGCGTGTTCCAGCACGCCGGCGACGCTCTCGCCGAGGACGGCCAGGTGCTGGTGAACCTTGGCATGACCCACAAGGACAGCGAATGGCATCCCTACTGGCAGGGCTGGATCGAGTGGATGCGCACGACCGGCTGGCGCCGCTTCGGCTGGTATGTCTGGGATCAAGGGCCCGGCTTGCCAGGGGACTGGAACGGCCGCCTGGCGCCCAGCTTCGAGTTCCTGTTCCATTTCAATCGTCAGGCACGCCAGGCGAACAAGATCATCCCTTGCAAATGGGCCGGCGATCCGCTGCTGATGTCGGGCCTGCGCCGTGCTGACGGCACGATGAGCGGCAACTCGCACGAGGGGCGGCCAATCCAGGACTTCCGCATCCCCGACAATGTCGTGCGGATCACTCGGCACAAGGAGCGCGGCATCGAGGTCGAGCACCCCGCGGTGTTCCCGGTGAAGCTGCCCGCGTTCCTGATGGAGACCTACGCCAACGCGGGCGACCTGGTGCTTGAACCCTTCTCGGGCTCTGGCACCACCATCCTCGCCGGCCAGCGCACCGGACGTCGCGTGCGAGCGATCGAATTGGCGCCAGACTATGTCGACCTGGCGGTCGCGCGCTGGCAAATTCTGCACCCGAATATCCCCGTCACACTCGATGGCGACGGGCGATCATTCGTCGCGATCGCGGAGGAACGCGCCAATGGTTGACCTGGCAGTCGAGTCGGTTCGCACCGCTGATCTCATCCCCTACGCCGCGAACGCGCGAATGCACTCCGATAATCAGGTGGAGCAGATCGCCGCATCGATCAAGGAGTTCGGCTTCAACGTGCCCATCCTGGTCGATGCCAAATGGGCCATCGTGGCGGGCCACGGGCGGGTGCTGGCCGCCCAGCGCCTGGGCATGGACTACGTGCCCACCATCCGGCTGGGCCACCTGTCGCACGCCCAGGCTCGCGCATACCGGCTGGCCGACAACCAGATCGCGCTCAACTCCACATGGGACGACTCGCTCCTGGCGGTCGAGCTTCGCGCGCTCGCCGCCGAGGACTTCAATTTGGCGCTGGTGGGTTTCGACGACGTTGCCCTGCAGATCCTGCTGGCGGGCCCCGCGACCGACAGCACCGAGGATCCCGACGCCGACGCGCCCGAGCCACCGACCAACCCGGTGTCGCGGCTGGGCGATATCTGGCTGCTCGGCTCCCACCGCATCCGCTGCGGCAGCAGCACAAATGCGGAACACGTCGCAGCACTGCTCGCCGGCGCCAAGCCGCTCCTGATGGTCACCGACCCCCCCTACGGCGTGAATTACGACCCGGGCTGGCGGAAGCGCGTGGGCATCAACAACAGCGCCCGGATGGGCGTGGTCATGAACGACGATGTCGCCGACTGGCGCGATGCGTGGGCGCTGTTCAGCGGCGACGTGGCCTATGTCTGGCACGGCGGTCTGCATGCCGGCGTGGTCCAGGAAAGCCTCGTCGTGTCGGATTTCGACGTGCGCGCTCAGATCATATGGGGCAAGGAGTCGCTGGTGATGGGCCGCGGCGCCTACCACTGGCAGCACGAGCCGTGCTGGTACGCTGTGCGGAAGGGCGCCACCGCGCATTGGGCTGGCGATCGCAAGCAGACCACGCTTTGGACCATTCCGACCCGGGGCGGGGGCACGGCAGACGACGCCACGATCCACAGCACGCAGAAGCCGGTGCTGTGCATGCAGCGACCGATCGAGAACAACAGCCGCGTGGGAGATGTCGTCTACGAGCCCTTCAGCGGAAGCGGGACCACCATCATTGCGGGCCAGATCACTGGCCGAACCGTGCTCGCCATGGAGTTGAACCCCGCCTACGTGGACGTCGCTGTGCGGCGCTGGGAAGCCTTCACCGGGCTGCGCGCCACCCTGGAGGGCGACGGTGGCGCCCTGGACGACGTCGCCGCCGCCAGGGGCATCCCAGCGACGACGTAGCGGGCGGGGGAGCCTGGGCTTAGCCAGCCCCCGCATCCGGGGGAGCCTGGGCTGCCACGCTTGCCGCGTAGGTCTCGCTCATGGCGCGCTTTCCGCATGCGCTTCGTCGTCCGCGATGGCCGCCGCAATCACGTGGCCAACCAGGAGGCAAAGACCCGCTGGGATGCCCATGGCCTTGCTGTTGTGGCGAGTGATCCGGTACGCCATCCAGCTCGCCGTTGCAGCCCGGATCGCTGCCTCGTTCTGGCCGACGTCTCTCGTCATGTGGGCGCTCACCTCGTCGGCGAAGTGGCGGCCGTGGCGGCTGTCGAGGAAAGCCCGCACCTCGTCGAGGCTGCAGCCGGTGGCGTCAGCCACGATCGTCAGCGCCAGCGCCCATGCAGCGCGCGGCTCCGTGTGGTGCGTGATAGTGCCGAAAAAGCCCCAGGCCTCGTTCTGGCTGGCGGGAATGGCAGTGGCGGAAATGGGCATGTTCGAGTCCTCCTGTGCTTGGCAGCCAAACGGGGCGGCACCATCGCCGCCCCGTGCAGTGATCAGAATGCAGCGTCGCCTGGTGCAGCCTTGGCCGTCGCCGTCGACGTCTCGATCTGCGACGGCCCGTTCGCATCCCCGATCCAGTAGCGACGCTCGCCAGCGTGCTTTGCGCCGCCGACATCCAAGCCGCGCTTGGTCTTCAAGCCGCTGACGAAGCCGCGCATCGAGGTGTTGCTCCACCCCGTGGCACGCTCGATCTCGCCAGCAGTCGCCCCGCCCTGCCGGCGGAGCAGCGCGATCACCATCTCCGTCTTGCTGCCAGCCCGCGGCGTCCCGACCTCGCCCGTCGGCTTCGCCTCCTTGGGCCCCTTCGCCGTCGGCATGGCCAGCCGCATCTGCGCGACCGCTCGGCTGATCGGGTTGTCCGTGGCGTCCTGCGAGGTGCAGGCATCCCAAGCCGCCAGGAACGTCGCCACCGTGTCGCGCAGATTGAGCGCATTCGCATTCCGCGCAGTGATGCTCGCCGCCAGAGCCGCAGCACTCACCAGCGGCTGGTCAGCGCCATCTGCGACCGCGTCCAGCGTGGCGTCGTCCGCCGCGGGCCAGTCCGGAAATGCCGCGTGGAGCTCGTCGTCCATGGCGCTGTGGGTATATGCAGGCCGTTCCTCCAGCGCGATCCCCAGCGCCCTGAACCCCGCCAGCGTCACCCGGTAGCCCCAATCCTGGCCCGCGTCATCGGACCAGTACACCGATTCGCCCACCGGCACCGTGACCGCCTCGACCAGCCCTGAAGCCTGCATCTTGTTCGCCATCGCAAGCGCCATGTGCGGCGGCGTCTTCGGCGCGGGCGAAAGCAACCCGTCATCGCGCTGCGCGCCCCGTGTCAGCGTCGCCGTCTGCGCATCACTCAACTTCGCCATCTTCCTGATTCCTGAGCTTGTCCGGCACCATCGCCGTCCGTGACGCACTCATGCTCGGATCATCAACAGCAGTCCAGAGGTTTTTAAGGCTCGCGCGATGGATTGTCGCGACGCAAAACCCCAACGGACCAGCCGCATCCACTACAGTCCAGACCTCACGCGCTCCATAGTGGCGACGCAATACAGACGACCGAACGCACCGCGCCACACAGCACAAGCAAGACAAAACCACCCGATACAGACGCCAGCACATAGCAGTCGAGTGCCGAGGCCATTGCACACAAGGTATCTTCGGGGAAGGCGGGCTCGCATCGTTTTGTGCCGACTCGCGTGCGAACGGGCTGCTAGACGAATGTTGAAGCCTCGGGCTACAGCCTTACGGCCCGCTTGCGCATTGAGCGGCACGCAAATGGAGCATTCATGTTGTCACCTCGCCGCACGAAGGCGAAGAAGGAGCGGTCGGCCAAAGGCAAGGGCGCACAGCAGCCCGCGACCAAGCGCGTCGGGATGCTGGCGGACGCTGACGACATCAAGGCGCGCATCGGCCGGCCGCGGTTCCAGGTCACCGACAAGGACCGCGCATTCGTCAAGCGGATGGCGGCGCTGGGCGCCAGCCTGGAGGACATCGCCAGCGTGATCGGCTGTGAGCGGCATTGCCTGACGCGGTGGTTTCGCCAGGACATTGACGACGGCAGGATTGAGGCCACTGCGGCGGTGGTGGCGTCGCTGTTCGCCAAGGCAACGGCCAAGGGGCTGAACGGCGCGTCGGTGCGGGCGGCGGAGATATGGCTGCGGCGGTTCCCTGAGTGGCTGGAGGCCGAGCGGCCGCGCAACCGCGACGACGAGGCCAGCGCGAAGGAGATCGTGGTGACGGGAGGCTTGCCCGTGCGCGGCGCTCTGGAGATCCCCGGCGAGCACGAAGACGACGACCCGGGCGAACCGGGGGAGGGGAAATGACGCGACCGGCCGCCCGTGCTGTACTTCAGCACATCGTTCTGTATCCACACGCGCGCCATCGGGGGAGCGTTTTGCGAATCTATCCACAGGTCAAGCAGCGCGCAAGCCCGGCGCGACGGCGAGCGCGATAGATGCCGACCATCGCACTGCCGACGCTTCACCCCGGCCAGGTGGATGCATTCAACGAAGGCTATCGGTTCGTCGCGATGCGCTGCGGCCGACGCTGGGGAAAGACCAACTATGCGATCACCCTCGCCTGCGACGGCGCCAGCAAGAAGTGGCCCGTGGGTTTTTTCGCGCCGAATTACAAAATCATCGCGGAGACGTATCAGGAGATCAGGGAAATCCTCGACCCGATCGTCACCCGGGCGAACGCGCAGGAAAAGGTCATCCGCACCCTGGGCGGAGGTCGCATCGACTTCTGGTCGCTCGACGACCCACGGGCCGGCCGGTCGCGCAAATACAAGCTGGCGCTGATCGACGAGGCTGCCTACACGCGGCCGAACATGATCGACATCTGGGAGCAAGCCATTCGGCCGACCCTGGTCGACATGCGCGGATCGGCGATCGCGCTCTCCAACACGGCTGGCGCTGACCCCGACAATTTCCTCCACCAGATCTGCACGCAGCCGCGAAAGTACGGCTTCCGCGACTTTCACGCGCCGAGCCACGCCAACCCCTACCTGCCGCGCCAGGAGCTGATCGACCTCGAGCGCAAGAGCCACCCGCTGGTGTGGCGCCAGGAATACCTGGCCGAATTCGTGGACTGGTCAGGCCAGGCGTTTTTCGACGAGCAAAAGCTGCTCGAGCGCGGCGCACCGGTGGAATGGCCCACGCACTGCGACCTCGTTTTCGCGGTCATCGACACGGCGATAAAGGACGGCGCCGAGCACGACGGCACCGCGGTGAGCTACTGGGCCCGAAGCCAGTTCAGCGGCCACCCGCTGGTGCTGCTGGATTGGGACATCGTGCAGATCGAGGGAGCGATGCTCGAGACGTGGCTGCCGAGCGTGTTCGCGCGCAGCGTCGAGCTGGCGATCGCATGTGGCGCGCGCATGGCGCAGCCGGGCGACGGCACACCGCCGATCTGGATCGAGGACAAGGGCAGCGGCACGATCCTGATCCAGCAAGCCCAGAGGCGCGGCTGGAACGCCATCGCCATTGAAGGCAAGATCACGGCCGCCGGCAAGGATGCGCGCGCGATCAGCGTCAGCGGCTACTTCCACCGGGGCGAGATCAAGTTCAGTCGCCACGCATACGAGAAGATCATCACGTTCAAGAACGCCAGCCGGAACCACATGTTGGCGCAATTGCTGTCCTACCGTGTGGGCGACAAGAAAGCTGCGACCCGCGCTGACGACCTGCTCGACACCGCTACGTATGCCGTGGCGATCGCGCTGGGCAACGACGAGGGCTTCTGACACCGTGCGGCTCACATCGCACTGGTGTGGTTTGGCGCGCGCATGCTATGGAATGCAGCCGCATCCGTGTGATGCGGTCGTATGTGGTTTCTCCCTCAAACTTCCCCCGGTCAGCGCCGCAGCGATTGCGCGCTACCGGGGGCTTTTGCACGCCAGGGCGCTCTTTGTTGCGCGTCATGCGTGACAATGCACGCAAATCCGTGAGATTGATGAGCCCGATCTCACCGGAGGAAGCCATGGCCCACTGCACAGCATTCCGTCACCAGGGACTCGTCGGGCTCAACCGCGCGGACGGCACCGCCATCATGCTGACGATGGAAGAGGCCGTGGCAGTCGCCGACCTCATCGGCCCGTCATCCGAAGCACGGACCGCGGTGGCGCGGCACCTGGACGCGCATAGCCAGATCCTGGGCAGCCGCCACAGCGACCGCCAGGTCTGATCCATCATGTCGGGCACGGTGTCGATTAATGGCGCGGCGCTGGGTTCGCGGCTCCAGCAAGTTCTGCTGACCGACGACATCGTGCCCGGCGCTGACGTGGGCTATGAAATCTGCAAAACCATCTACCTCTACCACCCGATGGGCGGGAAAATGGTCGACACGCCCATCAGCCTGGCGCAGTCGCAGGCGCGCGTGCTGTCGATCCCCGATGGCCCCGAGGACACGGTTCGCGACGCGTTCCTCCGCGAGTGGGAAGACCTGCGCGCTGACCAGCACATCGCCACCGCCATGAGCCTGGCGCGCACGTATGGCGTCGGCACCTTGGGCCTTGGCGCCGTCGGCGTGGCGACCAACGATCCGATTAACTTCGCTGCGCTGGCCAAGCAGCAGATTTTTATCTCGACGTTCGATCCGCTGAATACCGCTGGCAGCCTCGTGCTCAATCAAGATCCGCAGTCAGCCGATTTCCAGAAAGTCACCAGCGTGTCAGTGGCGGGGCATACATGGCATCGCAGCCGGGTGGTGGTCGTGATGCACGAAAAGCCGATCTATATCGCGTACACCGGCTCCGCATTCGGCTACGTCGGCCGCAGCGTATTCCAGCGCGCGCTCTATCCCCTGAAGTCGTTCATCTCGACCATGGTCACCGACGACATGGTCGCCCGCAAGGCGGGTCTCATCATCGCCAAGATGAAGCCGGCAGGGTCCGTGGTCGACCGCCTGATGCAAAAGATGTTCGCAGCTAAACGCCAGATGATAAAAGAAGCGGAGACCGACAACATCATCGGCATTACGACCGAGGAGTCGATCGAGAGCCTGAATTTGCAGAACATCGACGGCGCCGGCAAATTCGCGCGCGACAACATCATCACCAATATTGCGCTCGCTGCGGACATGCCTGCCAAGTTGCTCAACGAAGAGACTTTCGCCGAGGGCTTTGGTGAGGGCACCGAGGATGCAGCCAAAATCGTGCGATACGTCAAGAGCGTGCGCGAGGCGATGAACCCGCTCTATGCGTTCATGGATCGCGTGGTGCAGCATCGGGCATGGAACCGGGACTTCTTCGCAACGGTGCAGGCACAATTCCCAGACGAGTATGGTCGCGTCACCTATGAGCAGGCCTTCACGCGCTGGCAGAATTCGTTCACCGCGACGTGGCCCAGCCTGGTCGAGGAACCTGAGAGCGAAAAGGTCAAGGTCGCCGAGACGAAGCTGAAGGCCATCATCGACCTGCTGGGCGCGCTGATGCAGGTGGTGGACCCCGACAACCAGGCGCGATTGATCGAGTGGGCGGCGAGCAACTTCAACGCCTTGCGCGAGATGTTCACGGAGCCTCTGGAGCTGGACTACGAGGCGATCCGCGACCACGCACAGCAGCAAGCGGATGCGGCCAAGCAGCAACCGCCAGGCGGCATGCCGGGCGCGCCAGGGGGTGGCGGCCCGGAGGGCGAGGACGGCGGCACACAGGCGGCGCTGGGCGGGGAGGGCGGCGGGGAAGCGCCGGCAGCCGCAGCCAGCGAAGAAGCTGCCCCAGCCCCCGCCCAGGCAGCGCGCGCAGCCGCAGCGTAGCCAGACGATGGCAAAGCCCCAAACTCTCTTTGAGGTCATCACCGCTGCGGTCGCTGACATGACGGAACACGGCTTCGACAGCCAGCGCCGGGTCGACGAGTGGATGGCGAAGATCGCTGCGGCCGCCAAGCGCACGCTGACCCCAGAGGACACCCTGGACCGGCTGCTGCGCGATACGCTGAAGGGTCTCTACCAGCGGCTGGTCGACGGCGGCCGGATCGCTCGCATGCACCCCGGCGTGTCGGCGTTCACCTTGCGCGAGGTCAAGCCGAAGCTGCGCGCCGAGCTGGATCGACGCATCATGACCTCGGCCAGCCTGATCACGCTGAATCGGGAACAGTCGATCGCCAAAACCATGCAGCGCTTCCAGGGGTGGGCGTCGTCAGTGCCGGCGGGCGGCTCGCGCGTCACTGATCGGCGCGAGGTGAAGTACGACGTAGGCAAGGCGCTGAAGCAACTCCCGTTCCAAGAGCGGCGCGTGATCATCGACCAGGGCCACAAGCTCACCGCCAGCATCAACGACGTCATCGCGCAGGACGGCGGCGCGATCGCCATGCGCTGGCACTCAAACTGGCGCGAGACCAACTACGACTTCCGGAAGGACCACAAAGCCCGCGACGAGAGGGTGTATCTGGTCCGCGACTCGTGGGCGCACAAAAAGGGCTTCGTGAAGCCCGGCGCTGCTGGATACCTCGACGAGATCACACAGCCGGCGGAGGAGCCGTTCTGCCGGTGCTTCGGCTCATACCTCTACTCGGTGCGCAAGCTGCCCGAGGAAATGGTGACCAAGACCGGCCGCGAGGCCCTGGACGCTGCACGGGCAAAGGTG